CGACGACGCGTAGAGCGCGACGACCTTGCTGCCGTTTGCGCCGGCGGTGATCAGCGTCACCTGCGCGGTGCCGGTGGCGTTCAGGATCTGCGCGGCGCCCTTTTGCGGCTGGTGGACCAGTGTCGGGAATACGTTCGGGGTGAAGCTCACTCAGATGCCTCCGTAGAGCCGATGCACCGTATGCGCGAAAAATGCCGCGCCCTGCGCCGTCAGCGTGATGATGATGGTGGCGGCCCCGGACAGGTTGATCGGGCTTCCCGAGCTCGAGGAATCGAACACGTTGCGCGTGATCGTGGTGCCGGAACCGCCGACCACGCCCCAGCCATCCTCGAAATTCGATCCGTCGGTGATCGCGTATTCGACGACATCGCCGTTGGTGAACACGCTTGCCAGGGTCTGGAAGCCGCCCGCGAGCGCGGTGGTCACGGTCAAGGGCGACCCCGTCCCGGTGCTCGAGACGTTGACGTTGACCCGGTTGCCGGCCTTGCCTGCCATTTACGTGATCGTCAGGATCGGCGACGGCAGGCTGACGGTAAAGGTGTTGCCGTTGGTCAGCGTGATCGCACCGCCGTAGTCCCACCAGCCGATCAAAGGCTGCGTGGCGGACGTGAAATTGTAAAGCACCGCATATTCGAACGGACCGATCGAGCCGCCCGAGGCGGTCCAGGCCGGATTGGTGGCGCCGGCAAACGAGAACGTGCCGGAGGTCTGCGAACCGGCGATGGTCCCGATCGTGGTGCCGCCGGCGGTATAGCCGTTGGCGGTCGAGAGATCCGCCGGCGTGTTGTAGACCGTGTTGGAGGCGACCGGCGCGGTGTTGGTCAGATAGACCTTGTAGACCTGCGATGTGCCGGTCTGCATGTCGTGCATCGCGTGGGCGACGTTGCCGACAAAGCAGTTGAATTTCTGGAAAGTGGCGATGGCAGCCTCCTGTCAGGGCGTGACGCCGGACGGACGGACCGTCATCGGCCCGGCATTGAAGGTCGAGGTCAGTCCGAGCCTGTTCAGCCCGTCGAGCGCGGTCTGAAAGCCGGCGCCCCAGGTCTGCAACCGCGCGTCTTCCTTGATGTAGGGCGCCGTTTCCATCAGCGCGCCATAGAGATAAAGGTCCGGCGCCAGCGTCAGCAGCCAGTTGCTCGCATTCGCCGACAGCGCCGGAATGTTCTGGCGATAGATCATCTCGACGGTGTAGTCCTGGTCAGGGGTCGGACACAGTTCGATCTCGTTGCCGAAGATGGTGAAGTACAGCGGCTGGTTGACGACGTCGCCGGTGGCGTAGCGAAACTCGTCGAGCTGGGTGCCGGACTTGAAGTCGAGATGCGGCTTGCCCTGCACGCTCGACAGCCTCACCCGGCGCATCGACTGGAAATCCGCCGGCAGTGCGATGAATTCAGGCTCGGCCTGCGTGATGTCGATCAGCGCGGCGGACCGCTGTTCCATCTGCCGCACGAACAGGTCGCGGTTGAACTTGGCTTCCGCGAGCTGGATGAAGGTCGGAATCCGCGCGATCAGCGTGGTGTCCTGGTCGCGCGCCAGATATTCGGTCACCGCGCCCTGCAGGTCGCTGTAGGTCTGGATCACGACAGCCCCGCCGACCAGCCGGCCTGCAGCGCGGGCCGGTCGGTGCGCAGATAGAACCATTCGGGGTCGTCCAGCTTGCGCTGCACGATTTCGTCAAACTCCGGCGTAAACATCCGCAAGCCCGTCCTTCCCCGCGCCATTTCTTCCTCGAACCATTTGACCAGGATGACGTTCGGAATCCGCGCGACGTGCCGGCCCCAGTCCGAGCGCTGCTCCTGGCTGCGCGCGAGCTTGTTCCAGTCGAGGATCGGCTCGACGTCCTGGCAATGCGCGACGGTCAGGTCTTCACCGTTGCTGTCGAGATGGATCCGGACCTGCATCAGTAGGCGTCCAGTTCCTCGAGAACGACGGTGAACGTCTCGGCGCTGGCCGGCGAATAGGCGCCGAGCGCCATCAGCAGGCCGTAGAGAATCTTGCCCTGGTACATCTTGACGAACGCCTCGGCGCCGGCGGGGTCCGCCCCGGTGCCCGCCGCTCCGTCGGAGAAGGCGTACATGGTGGAAATATCCATGTTGCCGAGCCAATGGCCCGACAGCGTCGACAGCCAGGTGCCGCCGTCGCCATTGCTCACGGTCGGCGGCGCCTCGTAGAGATGCAGCCGGAAGGTCGCGTTGGTGACCCCGGTGCCGCTCTTGAACAGCCGGTAGCGCATCATGCGGAACTGGCCGGGCCCGAACGAATTGCCGAGTGCGAAGGACATCGGGACGACGGATGCCGCGGTGGTCGAATTGGCGACCAGCGCCCCCGCCGCATAGGCGGTGGTGTTCGCCGGCCGGGTGAAAGATGCCGAGATGTTGTTGACCTGCATCTCAGGATGCCTTGATCGCAATCGAGAAGTGCATCGGGATCGACGCGCCGGAGGCGCCGGACGGTATCAGCACCAGGATGTCGTCCTGGTTGACCGCGGCGACCGCGGCGCTGTTCGGCAGGCCGAATTGATATTGTCCGGCAGCCGAGCCCGATTGCGTGATGGCGAAGGTTCCGACCGTGGTGCCCTGGGTGGCGTTGGTCAGTGTCACCGTGCCGTTGGCCGCGGTGATCGCGCCGCCCAGGATCCCGGTGAATTTCTGGATGGCGCCGCGGAACGGCGCACGGATGTAGGCGGCAACGGGCGAAGCACCGCAGGAAGGCGTGTAGGCGGTGAGATCTTCGACGTTGAGAAGATGGGGAGTGGGATAGGCCATGTCGCGCTAACCTTTTTTTGGAAAGAGGGCGCCCGAAGGACGCCCTGCGATGATGGGGAATCGACGGTTCAGAGATCCGCGCTGGCCGTGATCAGTCCGGAACCGCCGCCGCCCTGCAGCAGCGTGGCCTGGCCCGCGGTGCCGGCGGAGTTGCCGTTGATCGATATCGCGTTCGGCGTATGCGTGGTGCCGGCGCTGATGGTGGTCGATGTCGCGGTGCCGGCCTGGTTGGTCTTGAAGGTACCGGCCGTCACCGTGACCGTCGGGGCGATCCGGAACTGCACCGGCGTTGCCAGATAGAAGACCTGGATGGCGCTGGTGGTGTTCATGCCCGAACCGACGATAACCCCCGATCCGGGCTCGTTGATCACCCAGCAGTAGCGCTGGCAGATTTCGAGTTCGACCTGGACGTCGCGATGCTCGAACAGGCTGGCGACCGATCCCGCTTCCAGCTGCACGCCCGCGAAGATGACGTTGTCCGCCGAGCCGGCGGTGCCGACCGGCGCGTAGGAAAACTGGACGCCGAGCTGCGTACAGCCTGCCGGCACCGTGCCGGTGAAGGAATAGCGGATCGGCGTGGCCGTCAGCGCCTGCGTCGCGTTGATGACGTTGGCCTGGCTGGTCCAGGATCCCGCGATCATGCTGGCCGCGGACTGGTTGGTGCCGGTGCCGGAGACCAGCTGCACGGTGAGGGCCGAAGCGGAGAAGTTGGCGCCCGCCGCGGCCCAGAACGACAGCGTCACCGGCTGGCCCTGCATCCGGATCGAGTCGCCGCTTTCCAGCACCTGGCCGAGATTGATCTGGGCGGTGTTCGCATTGGCCGAAGCGCGGCCGAACACGAGCGACTGGCTGAAGCCCGCGACCGCGGTGTTCGCCGTCTGCGAAACCGAGATCGACGACGACGCGCCGCCGACCGCAAACCAGCGATCGGCGGTATAGGTCGGCGTCGACGCAATGCCGGTAAACGACGTGCCGCGCTGCCAGGGATTGGTGGTGAAGTCGCCGCCATCGATCAGGTTGCGGAAATTCGCCAGCGGCTGGACGGCGGCAGCGGCGTAGGCGGCGATCTGGGCCGCGGTCGTCTTGTGGTAGCGGTTGGTCACCCCGGCGTCGTAAACGCCGAATTCGGAAGTCGCGGTGACGGCCGCGATCAGGGTTTCGTTGTCGATGGTGTATTCGGTCATTCCTGCCTCCAAGGAAAAAGGGGCGGCCCGAATGCCGCCCCCGGTTTGAGAACGATCCTGAAGGCTCAGGACGTGGTGTTGTCGTAGACCGCGCCGGAAGACATCTCGTTGCGCGCGACCAGGGTGTATTCGGAGAGGATCTCGCGCTTGATCGAGTCCCCGGTCGGCGCGATCGGGATCGACACGAACTTGCGGCCGTTGAGATAGGCCACCGCCCATTTGTCGATTTCCAGCGCGAACACGTCGCGCGAACGCTGGAAGCGGTTGGCGACCACCTTCAGCTTGCCGAAATCGGACTCGTAGGCGTCGACCGAGGCCACGATCTTCTTGGATTTGGTGTCCTCGATCGGCGTGGCGCGGCCGGTGAAGGTCGAGAAG